AAAGTTTTTTCGAAATCTAGATTCTCACCAAGAACAAGTAAAACATCTAATGATTCGTTAATATCTAAAGACAATGCCCCTTCATCTTCAATATCAAGAATGATTGAAAAGATACGCATAACCTGGGCTTCTTGAATAGATTCCAAGATAACAGCGTACTTCTCAATTTGATCATAAGAATCATCAATTAATACTTCACGGGCTTGGCTGTAAATCTTAGCTCCATCTACACCAAGAAACTTCACGATTTTAATAATTTTCATCATAGAAAGCTTTGGAACAGGGAGTTGCGCCCCGTCCGAAAGAGTTACTACACCAAGATTTCGTTCAACATCTAATGTTTTTAATTTCGCTTCTACACTCATTTATAAGTCCTCCCTTACAGTCCGATTACTTGTTCAATTTCGTAATATACGTTTTCTTCTTGCGCTACACCGTCTTCAGGGAAGGCTTGTAACTGGAATGGAAGAACACGTTTTTGTTTGTTGAATGCTTGCTCTTTTGAATCTCCTGAAACTTTGGCTTTACGAATAACAGCCATATATAGTGAGCCATCTTTCTTTTGGCTAATAAGTGCATAACGTTTGAAAGGAACTTCCATTACTGTTCCATAACCAATGCGTTTTGAAGGTAATTCAGTTACAGGATAAACTTGATCAGATGTTGTATAAGCTTTGCTAACTCCTGTATCTAAGTTAATAGTAGTACCATTTACACTAGTGATTTTCACAAGCTCACTTGAGCCTAATCGTAACCAACCTCCTGCCTTAAACGCTGTATCTGTCGTTGATAAAGTCACGATACGAGCACCTGCTGCTAATGCTCCTCCAAGCACTTGGCCTGTTCCTACAGCTGCAGGAGTTTCAATAATTGTTCCCCCGTTTAATGCTAATTGACGATTTTCAATCGTGTTTTCAGCCAGTTGTGTCTCTAGTGAATGCTCATAACTTGTCACGTCTGTATCAGCTGCACCCATCACCTGATCAACTTCAAAATCCTCAGTGTCCCAACCACGAGAAATAGAAATCCCGTCATTGGTTGCACCAAGGTCTTTCCATCCCTCTTTTAAGTTGTAAGGAGATGCTAAATCCATTACATCTGAAATCGCTTGAGGAGCAGGCACACTCATATCTGCTGTTACTAATCGACCTGGACCACCAACAAAATTCTTTGAATCAACTTTATAGATATCATTCATTATTTAGTCACCTCTTCAAATTTCCAAGATTTTGAGTTTAATAATTGATTTGCTACCTCTTCCGAGATATCTGTACCTACAACAAGCGTTTGATCTTTGACAATATCGAACTCTTTACCACCTTTTCTTTCAGGTGGTAAGCGAAAAATAACAGCCCCATTGTTTTTATCAACAGGGCCTTTACAAATAATCTTTCGTTCCGTTGTTTGTTTTGTCTTACTTTCATTTTTTTCAGCCAACGAAATGACCTCCTATGCTTCTAAATGCTCTAATCGCATGTAACACCATGCTTCTGGCTTGTCTGTATCCTCGTCTCGTGATGGAATCGGATTTGACTCCCTTTCACACCACTGAATTCTTAAACCTTGTATAGAGGCTGATTGAGCTTCTAATAAATTAATACAAGTGATTAACTTACTCATAGCATCAGACTCTTCTGAAGAACGATAAATAAGCTGGATACGGCTAAAACCGGTACCTCCAGCGCTACGAATTAATAACCCTTCGCTAATGTTTGATTGAAAGGTATTAGCGTCTATATGATAATCTGTTCGATCTTTAAAAAATCGAAGGATAGGAGGAATGGGATCTACATACTTAATCATGAGTGCCTCCTATAAACCTAATGTCTTTTGGATTTGAACCTGTGCTACTCTGTCCATTCTTTCACTAGCACGGTCTAACCCACGAGCCATAATGTTATATTTCTTTTCAAGGATTTCAGCATAACTAACGCCTGAACCCGTCAACAGGATAGTTGTGTCAGTACCTTCAATGAGCTCATGTACGACATCATTTTGAGTAGCTGTACGTGAACTCTTACCTGTTTTGTCCTGAGCTGGTATGTCTGTTAGGTACCCAATGGAGTTAATGTATAGGGATGTATCAATATGATCATCCTCTCGTACAATCTCCTTTGTTTCATCAGCCCATACCATTCCAGCGGCAGTCACAGCATTTCTCCTAGCCTCTTTCAGCTTTTCCGGAGATAACGTTTCTTTGATGAATTCATCAATCTTAAAATCAAATTTAAGATTCTTTTTCGCCATCTGAATCACTCTCCTTTTGAAGTGTGATTTCATAGTGATGAAGACGCACTCGAGAATAAACAGGTCTTACGTTTTCAGGTGAATACACGCCTTCTAAGACCATATTCCCCTGTAAGTCCCGAATATCTTTTATCTTTGCATCACTAGGGATTTGTTGGTCAGGACCTACAAACAAAATGTTTTCAGTGATGAAATCAACCCCGTACTGATCAATAGAGGCTCTTCGCTTAATCTGATCAGCACGACATGGAACATTTTCAACAGGTAACTCGCCATAAATAGGCTTGCCATACTCGGTTTCACCTATTTTATGACCAGTTAAAATGATTGTGCAACGATGACTGAGAATTCGTTCGAACCTCATACACCATACCCACTTGAAGGACCTGAAATAGAAAAGAATGAAATGCCTGTTGGGATATCCTGCTTAAGAGACTGTAAAATTAAATCCAGCTCTTTAATGCCTGTTCGTGTGCCCTCATACTCCCTCTCTTTGATGGAGTCCACTGTTTGAACATCCCTCATTGTATAAGAGTAGGAACCTATCTTTTCTGTTTCGATAGGGCTTAGTGAGCTCTCTTTAATATCAGGGTTATCCTGGTACCAAAGGTACTCAATAAGCAATACGGTAGCTGTACGTAAATCAGCAAGCATGTCTTCATCTGTTTCATCTTTAAACTTCCGTTGAGCTTCTCGATGAATCCAAGATGTAGCACGGTCAATGTAACCTTGTATTTTTGAGTCAGTAAGAGCAGCAATTTCAGAAAATGAAGTGCGCTCTTTGACCTCTGTTACTGTTGCATAAGGCATGTTATTCCACCTCTACAATAAACCCTGCTTCAATTCGCTTTAAAAGCTCTTGAGAAGGATTCTTTGGTAACTCCTTCTCTTGCTCTCCAGCCAATGAAAAAGACCCTTCACTAGTTACCTCAGCGAACTGAGTAGCAGGGTCTTTTAATTTAATCATTTTCTTTTTAGCAGCTGCCATACTATCCCTCCTTATGATCTAGCCTGATCCAGCGTTAAGATAAGGCGCGCATTTGGATCAAATGGAATGTAATCCGATGTTTCCGTTGCATATGAACCTTCAACCTGTGTTTTCACGTCACGGTCATTTTCAACAGAGAACGGTTTGAATTGGTATTTCGCTAATGCGAATCTAGGATCTACTAGCACTATACGGCCATCTGGAATATCTTCAGAAATAAATGGTTGATAGTCCAGAACCTCTGGCATGTCCCCATTTTTAAGCTCATTAAGGAAAATGAAGTTTCCATTCGCTTCTTTCTGAGTAGCCCATTGTTCTGCTGTTTTCAAATTCATCAAGCATTTTGTATAGTCTAACCCATATTTCTGATAAGCATATTGTTTTGCATACCAAATATCTGTTAACTTCCAATCATTCGCTGTTTTTACACCCAGCGTTGGTGCTGCATCAGTACCATCTTTGAAATATCCATTCAACAATCGGTGAATAGCTAATTTTTCTTCAGTGCGACCAATTTGCACACCGCGTTTGCGTAAGTGTAGAGAAAGCATATCAAAGCGCATAGCTTTTGCTTCATCTGTAATTTCGATACCACCACCGCGCTTATAAACAAAGATAGTATGGTCTGTATCTAACTTGATACTTACAACCGGAATTGGAGCACCTTGACCAATGAAGCTTAGGTCCAGATCATCATTATCTTTATTTTCTAGCGTGTAGTACTGGTAGCTCATTTGGTCCATGCTGATTGTTTGACCAACTAATTGATCAGAACGTCCACCAGCTAAGAACCCTTCACGAAACCCATCTTCTAATACAGCATTGAACAAAGGCTTTGTATTGTCGTTTTGATAGAGAGCACGAACTTGTTGGGACTCAATATCTTCAATGCCTAATGAACGAATCGCGTCTTTTAACGTTACACCTTGAGAAGCAAGATAAGAACGGAAAGCAGCTGAACTGTTTTTACTAAGTAATTCATCTGCTTGCCCTGCGATACGGCCATCTTTCCCTGCTGAATCTTTCATAGCAGTTCTTAATTCTGAACCATTTTTTAACTCAATGATTTCCCCACGACTATTTTTAATTTTGCCTGTAAATTTCATGCTTTCCCCTCCATTAAGGCAGTAGAACTTCTACTGTTCCTTTACTTGAATTAACTAATGCCACATAAGACCCATTAGCAGCAGTTGCCTTCTTTACTCCACCAGTGCCATTCGCAACTACTGAATCACCAACAGCAATGGTACCTGTGTATGAAAATTCATTATTACGAGAATGCCCGTAATCATGTACACCAAGTGGTGCTTCTTTTGATGTAACAATATGCTTGGCCACTAATTGAATAGCATCACCATCAGCACATTTCACTGCATGATAAGCCCCTGTATTTGCTAATTTAAGTGGTGTTCCTGCTTTCACTGGGCTTTCAGATGTAGCATCTTGCGCAAAAACAGTGAGGGATAATCCATAACTATCTGGTACAATACCGCCTACTTTGTTAAACATTACTTGTCATCTCCTTTGTATGATTCTGAAACAATGATGTCGTCCTCTTCGTTTCCTCCACCTTGACCACGGTTTGGATCATCAGGGTTTGTTTGACGACCTGGTGTAAAACGTTGTTCTGCCATTTCTTCGTAAGCTTTAATTTCATCCTTGATGTAGTCAAGATCAGCTGAACGAACTAACACATTTTTATAAGCCTCTGAATTAAATCCTTCTCCTTGAGCACGTACACGCGCAGCCACTGCTTGATCCACTAAATCAGCTGCGTATAAACGTCCTTGCTCAGCCTCCACTTTTAATTGTTTAACACCTTCTACGGTGGCTTGCTCACCCAACTCATTGCGTATTGCCATATCATCTGGCTGACGAAACTTCTCACCTTCACCTTGCAAAATTTCATAAACACGTGATTTCTCAATCTCATTCTTCTGAAGAGCTGTACGAATTTGTTCAATTAAATTCATGCTTTTGTTATCCTCCCTTTTAGGCATAAAAAAAGCAGCGCCATCTTTTCTCTCAAAACGAGTTTGG